GTTCGCATGGAAATTCGCAGTACTCGTATTGGGACAGCACAAAAAATGTGTACTGGTCTGGTCTTGATGTTCATGGCGGAGTGACTGCATCGGATATTTCTGCCAATATGTTTTTCAATCACGGGTATTCGTATGAGGGTGCGCTTGGAGCACTTGGACTTGTGCAAATACTTGATGCAACGAGCACAACAGATTTAAAGATTGCGTTCAAGACTGCGAATTTTGATCCGCGTGTGCCGATTTTTGCGCCCCACACGCCTGGTTCGATTTCTAGTGGTGTAGGCAATTCCAACAGTTGGCACGGGGTTGCAAGCAATTACCCTTCCAATCGGTTGAATGATCCGTCTGGTTTCTATGGTGAGCCGAGCGGAACGGTTTGGGGATCGGGCGGATCCAATCAGTATCCGTCCAAATCGTCTCTTGCATCTGCGGATCGTCACATCAGTGATCAGCCTTTCTTGATGACAAACTTCCCTGTGGTGATAGAGAAGAGTGGCAAAAAACCTATATTCTCGGTGACAAACGGAACCATTCGTGCAATCCAAAACATCATGGGTGTTGCACAGGTTTATGCTTCTCCAAACATCAGCGAAAAGAAAACCAAGTCTTTGTCTGGACTTTTCCCTGCCACCTCGCACATGAATCCTGACGCAGACACCACATCGTGGTTTTCTGCTCTTTTGCAGGTTGAAAATTCTAAAGTAGGAATACGGCACTTGGGCGTGTATCACGCTGAAACGGGTGTGCAGGCAACAAATTCAACAGTGTACACGTACTCTCCGTCAAATCTGTCTGCTGCATGGGCAAGCGGCAGTGAGTACAGTGTTGCTGCACTAGGGTCTATTTCAAACACACCAGTTCTTACGGCGTACAATGTTAAACGGGCAGTAAACGCTTACGGTTCAAAGGTAGAGTTGGGATACGAACCAGGTGCGGATCGCGGAGTATCTGAAACTCATACCGTTGAACAAGGCTGTTACATACAGCACTCGTACAACGCACTGAACGCAGAAAACGGCTCTGCGGTTTCTGTTCGCGGAGCAGTGATCAACAGTGTGTCGCAGTCGTGTTTGCCAATATTTTCGTTTCAGGTTCGCGTTCCGGTGTTTGCTGGCGCAACAGCGGCGAATTCGACCCAACGCTGTTTTGTCTATCCTCCTGTGTGGGGCGGCAGCGAGAGCAGCGGTTACTATAGCGGATTCCAAAACACCTACAACGGTGGAGCGGTTCTTTTCAAGCGTGGCAGCACAGGAATAACGCTTGGATACATTGTTTCCATTGGCGGCGGAGGAACATACGCAGAGTCTGGACAGTACTCTGTGACTTATGAGGGCGGTGCGGTCACTCCGCAGTACTGGCAAACGCTGAATATTTGGGGATATCGTGCAGGAAGCATAAATGGACTTACTTACTGTTTTGATGGTGACATACGTAACAATTCGGTGGTTGGACTCGGGACGAGCGGAAACACTCTTGAGTTTGTTGCTTTTTCTGCAAACAATGAGTCGGGTCTGACAGCAGGAAAACTAGAAATCGGCTACCGTGCAGTTTCCGTTCACACTGCGGGAGGAACTGCATACATCGGAACAACCACAGGCAGTGCAGACTATCCTGTGGTGTCGTATTCTAATGTTGGTTCTGTTTGGAATGAAAATAACAGAAACTCTACAGTTCGTGTAAGTGGAAACTCTAGTCTAACAGTACGAAAGCACATGAGCATCGTGGGTGGAGAGGAATCGGCTATTTCTGTTCAGGACCGATCAGTTTTGCTTGCTGGGTTGAACACAAACAGCACATCCACAAATCCTTCTCGCACCTCTGCCATTTTGTTGAATGGATGTGGTTTGTACGGAATACTGTGCCAAAACAACTCGGTGGCAAACATTGGAACCCTTTTGGTTAAAAACGGAAAGGGTCAGTACGGAACAGGTGAACTGTGCGCTTCGGTTGGTGTTCATTGCACAGACTCTTCGCACGTGAACTTGTGTGATCCTTATGGACTAATGGTAATGGTGTTTGCTCCAGTAAGCACAGTCGGTGCATGGATTGCAAACACTCAAACTGGAAATGTGGAAGTTGGTTCTGTGGTGTATCCTTCTCAAATGCAACAGACAGTTTTGGAGGCACGATCAAATTCTACAATTCAAAAGGCTCCTGGTTACGTGATAGTTTCTGCTTTTGATGGCGGGTCCGTGCAGGAACAGACGGCAATTAACAACACAAAGTCGCTTGGGTTGTATAAAAACGGATACTCGTCCACAATTGGAGGCTTTTCACTGATTGGTGGCACAAGCGATTCCAATGTTTCTGCCAGTCGGGTTTCTCACATATGGGCAGCAAACACCGGTACTGTGATGACACGCGGAAACTGGAAATACGGTGTAGCAACAGGAAATCAGTATTATCAGTGGTGGAAAACTTCAGGAACTAAACCATCTGCTGGTGGTGGTAGAACCGCAGGAGTGTGGTCTACATCAGGAGAAAATGTGCGTAAAGTCGGATGGGGAATGATAGCAGAACACGCTTTGTCTTCATCAAGTCAGATGCTTGTATCCACTGGTAAAACTACTGTTGGCGGTCTAACTTACGCTGGTGTTCCAATCGGAAGCAGTCCGTACAGCATTGTAGGAGCATCAAATGCACTACAAACCACAACAGATTCGTACATCTACAGCAGTCCTGCATCAACAACCACATCCATCTAACCCAACCGCTTACACCAATGACAAACAAACTACTACTAGTAAATTCTGTAACGGGACTGGTCGAAGACACGATTTATCCGTTTGATGCTTCTTCGTTTCAGGCAAACGACTACTTTGGACAGATTCCTTATGTGGTTGATGCTAGTTTTTCTCCTCTGTCTGCCCAAACCACTATTGCTAGAATTGATGGGACAACGGCTTCTGTAACTGTATCATTGCCTCCACAAACAGAGCAGAAAATAACAGGAACCGTGTACGGTAAGTTTTCTTCTGGCGAGTTGGCGTTTCAGAGTCCAATCACGGCAACCGTAGTAAATGTGTACACATCTGGAGGAATAACGGATTCTGCATATACTCCTGTTGTGGCAGAAAACATTGGCGGAGGAATGATTAAAGGAAACGCTGGATTTAGATGTGCACAATTTGCTGGCTCTCCACTTTTGTCGGAATCTGCTGGCGCAATAACAGTGAACGATTACACCTATTCAGTGGGCGCAACACTTGACCATTTATTGGTGTCTGGATTTTTGTATATGGATGAAGACCCATCTGGATACTATGATGCAATTGTGGTGGCAAAAGTGCAGGGTGGCACGGTGGATTCGGTGAACGATGCGTTTTTGATGGAATACGACAACAGCAGCAAGAAGTTTCAGTTAAAGGTGGCTAATCAAGGCAGAACTCTTGCGGGTTTTGTTGCAACTGTTGTTGATGCATCAACTTCTAACAGCAGTTCTGTTCTTCTTGGATCGTGGCATCATTTTGCGTTTGCGTACAGCAATTCTGGAGGATCTGGTTGTGTGTCTACTTATTGGAACGGCAGCAGAATTGGTCAAATAACAGGTTTGTCTGGTTCTTTGCGAAGAACTTCTGCTCCTTTTTCTGTGGGTGGTGGTCCCTCTGGTGCGTATCCGTTCAAGGGCTACATAGACAACCTCATTATTAGCGGCGGAACTTCATCTGCTGCTCTTCGCGGAATTGGTCACGGAACAACTTACACTATTCCAACCGAAAATCAAGAGGCGGGGCAGTACACTATTGCTGAACTAAGCATGGATGGACCTGTTGGTACGTCGTATTTTCCTTGTGATGTGTCCGCAAAAGTATTGTCTAACATTGGTCACCTTTCCGTTGTGAGGAATACTTCGTCGGACTTACTGTACACAGGAAACATTGTTACCGTGCAGGACACCGTTCACGGAGTGACAGTTTTTGCGGGTGTGTGTTCTGGTCATGCTGTACACGGCGTGTGTGGTGCTGGACCGATATTTGGATATGAAAGTGGTGCGTGCTGTGTTGTTTCTGGAGTGGAACAGTTACTGACTGTTGCTCAATCACGAAACGCAAAGTCTCAACTAGTAGATAACACATTTTACTTTCTGCTTGGTGTGACTAGTGGCATGAACGGAACCACTGGTGCGTCTGGAGATTTTCCAAATCTATACTCGGGACACTACACCGCAGGGTCTTTCAGTTTTGTTCCCACCAAGTACAATATTGATACTCTCCGAAGCCTGAATGACTACATTGTTGGCTCGGGAAACAGCGGAGAGCAGTTCAACATACAGACGGCAGAAGGAGTAACCGTAACCATGTCGGGGACAGCGATCACCAAACTGTATCTTGATGCGGTCACGTACTACTCTGCTGCCTATCAGGACACTGCTTCGGTTCGTTCTGCTGTGCTAGGAAGCAGCACCATTTCCACAGTGCGGTCAATTCCTGGTATTACACGACCTTCATTTGTTCAAAAACTGGCATCGTTTGGTGGATCTCAGTATCCAGACATTGTGATAAATCCTGAAAGCAAAGTCACGAAAACCTACAACCGTTCTGAAAGCAGGTACACTACGAATCCAAGAGGAATTGTATCATTGAAATAAACTTCGGGGGATGATGAGTCGTGAATTTAATACACTACGGAATGGAAACACAAATCACAATTAATGGAAGATGTTATCCCATGCAATACTTCATGAAGTTTTTGCCTGATTACTCGGTTCCTTTTGGGTTTCATACTAGAATTTACGAACGCGGATTCAAACACTACATAACAGATGGAGCAAACACTCTGTATTTGCCTAAAGTGTGCCCGTACTGTGACGATATCTGCGAACGAGAGGGCGAACTTGCACGATTGTCTGTACGATTACAAGCAGAAGAGAACGGAAGGTAATACCCTGTTCTTCTAAATAGTTTAGCGGAGGAACAGATGGCTAGACCAACAACACGACAAGAGTTCAAGGAATACTGCCTACGCGCTCTTGGTGCGCCTGTTATTGAGATCAATGTGGACGATTCCCAAGTGGAAGACCGTATTGATCAGGCTATCCAATACTTCAACGACTGGAACTCGCTTGGTATGCAGCGTCAGTACTGGAAGTATCAGATCACGCAGCAGGACATTACCAATCAGTACATTGACACGAACTCCCTTGATCCAAATGGACCGCAGATTGCAAACATCACGAGGGTGTTTCAGATCGGCTTCAACCTACAGATCAACAACATCTTCAATATTCGCTATCAGATGGCACTGACGGATTTCTATGGACTCCGCACAGGTAACATGAACATGAACTACTATGTGTCCACGATGCAATACATTGAGATGTTGCAGCAACTGCTTGATCCTGAAAAGCAGATTCGGTTTAACAAGTACAAGAACAAGTTGCAGATAGACATGAACTGGACGGATTTTGCGCCTGATCAGTACATTTTGGTTGAGGGATTTGCCGTAGTGAATCCCGAGGAGTACAGCGAGGCATGGAACGATCCCATGCTGAAGAAGTACGCCACCGCTCTCATCAAGCAGCAGTGGGGAGCAAACCTGTCCAAATTTGAAGGCATTCCCATGCCAGGCAACATTACATTCAATGGACAGAGGCTGTACGAGGAAGCCACCACAGCAATACAAAACATTGAAGAAGAGGTTCTGCTGAAGTATCAAGAGCCGCCTGACTTCATCACGGGATAACCATGACAGTTAATCCGTACTTTCGCAGGAACAAAAAAGGTGAGCAGTCGCTCATTGAATCACTCACGACCGAGGCGATCAAGATTCACGGTCATGAGATGGTGTATATTCCACGCGAGAAGGTGACGGAAGACCTGATTCTTGGTGAAGAGGTATCGGAGTTCTTGGATGCGAACCGCATAGAGATGTACCTTGAGAACGCTGATGGGTTTGAAGGCGATTCTGAGATGTCGCGGTTCGGTCTTGATGTAAAGGATTCTGCCACATTCATCGTGTCCCGCAAGCGATTCATGGATGTGATGGGACACCATCCCGATATTCAGAAGAACGGTCGCCCCCGCGAAGGCGACATCATCTATTTTGACTATCCGTACACCATGTTTGAGATCAAGTTCGTGAAGCACGACAATCCGTTCTATCCAGGCGGTGATCGGTATTCGTTCAAGTTGAGTTGCGAAGCATTCAAGTATTCCATCGAGAAGATAGACACTGGCGAGTCTCAACTGGATGCAGTCATGAACATTGCATCGGATTATCTAATCGGCATCACGCTTGGCGGCGGCTCGGGAACATATACTCTCGGAGAAGAGGTCTACACAGGAACCACCGCAGACAAGCACGCCTACGGACGGGTCAATGACTATACTGTTCCTGTGGTTGGGTCAAAGTCCGCGCGAGTCAATATGCAAGAGGGAACATTTGAAGTGGGCGACATTCTTGTCGGACTTGTCAGCGGTGCGTCTTACGCCATTGCTGGCATCTACGAAACCACGATCCGCGCCACGCATCAACAGCAGCAGGACAATGAGCAATTGGAACTTGAGCAGAAGCGTGACAACATCTTTGATTTCACTGAAAATGATCCTTTCAGTGAGGGAGGTTACTGATGTTCACTAACTTCTACAACGGTTCCATTCGCCGCATGGTGGTTGCCTTCGGCTCCCTCTTCAATCAGATTTACATTGACAAGGCAGAGAGCGGCGGCACGAAGACCATGCTTGTGCCTATTTCATATGCACCAAAGGAAAAGTACAAAGTTCGTCTCGCTGGCGATCCCTCGTTTCAAAATCCCAATCAGATCGTGCTGCCACGCATGGCGTTTGAGATAACTGGATATGTGTACGATTCTGCTCGCAAGCGCAACAGTCTGAACCGCCATGTGGTTCGTCCAACCACGGACAATCCGAGTGGAGTAGACTACACATTCGCGGAAGTTCCATACAACATTGATTTTGCTCTGTATGTCTATGTGCGGAACATGGAAGACGGATTGCGTATTGTGGAGCAGATACTGCCGTTCTTTTCGCCAGAGTTCGTGGTCACTGTAAACTTTGATGATATCAACCGTAAGATGGATGTTCCCATCTATCTCAATTCAGTTTCGTCTGAAGAAGATTACGAAGGCGACTTTGAAACTCGTCGCTCTATTATTTTCACCCTCAACTTTACGATGAAATCGTATCTGTTTGGCGCAAAGAAGAACTACAAAGAGATTCGTGTGGTTCAGGCGGGTCTGTGGAACTCCGATATTTTTGGAGACACTTTTGTTGGTGGTGTTACTTACCTACCAGGCAGTACCACAGATACTCCTAATTACGCCAATATTATTACGGGAATCAGCGGTCCGAGCGGTGCAAGTTCAAACGCCAACGACTACGATTCGTATGCAAAGGTGTATCAACCACAGAGCGGTGGAGGCACGACATACGCTGCTAATATGGTTTCGGGAGGCATCACCGTAGATTGGAATATTTGAGGAGTAGACTATGAGTGGATTTGACCATATTGAAAAGGCTCTCGGAGCAGAGCCAGCAAAACCGTTGACTGGCGAAGGCATTCCGAAGAATGCCATCGTTGTAAGCGTAGAGCCTGTTCCGCTCACGGACGAGCGACTTGAAAAAGACCTGAAGAGCGACTACGAGGTTGTGCGGGACAATCTAAAGGAACTCGTAGACATGGGCAAGAATGCCCTTGATGGTGTCATTCAGGTGGCACAGGAGGGCGATCAGCCCCGTGCATATGAAGTGGTGGCTCAACTCATCAAGACGCTTGCGGAAACGAACCGCGAACTCATGGATCTCCACAATCGTGTGAAGACCATTCGCAAGATTGACCAAAGCGTTACAAACAACACAACAACGAATCAGTCCATCTACGTGGGTTCCACAAAGGAACTACAGGACATCATCAATTCTGCCCGTTCTTCTACAAAGGCGTTTGATAATCGCCCCGATGTTCGTGATGTGATTCAAGGTGACAAGAACAATGAGTAAGAAAAGCACCAAGTACCTCGGCAACTCCAATCTCAAGGCAGCAGGCGTAAATGTAAACTTCTCTCCCGAACAGATTGAAGAATACATCAAGTGCGCCCAAGACCCGCTGTACTTCATCAAGAACTATGTGAAGATCGTGTCCCTTGACAAGGGCTTGGTGCCGTTTGAGCCGTATGATTATCAGGAGGAGATGATCCGCACCATTCACGAAAACCGCTTTGTGATCGGCAAACTTCCCCGCCAGACAGGTAAATCTACCACGATCATCGCGTATCTGCTCCACTATGTGCTGTTCAATCAGAGCATGAGCGTTGCGATTCTTGCAAACAAGTTGACCACTGCCCGCGAACTGCTTGGACGTTTGCAGTTAGCCTACGAGTACCTGCCCATGTGGTTGCAGCAGGGAGTGGTGGAGTGGAACAAGGGTTCCATCGTGCTGGAGAACGGCTCCAAGATTCTTGCATCCGCCACATCATCGTCTGCGGTGCGTGGTGGATCGTTCAACTACATCTTCCTTGACGAGTTTGCGTATGTGCCGCAGAATGTCGCGGAAGAGTTTTTCTCGTCCGTGTATCCCACCATTACCAGCGGTCAAAGCACGAAGGTCACGATCATTTCAACGCCGAAAGGCTTGAATATGTTCTACCGCTTTTGGGTGAATGCGAACAAGAAGACAGGCGAAGAGGGCAAGAACGAGTATGTGCCGCTGGAGGTGCATTGGAGCGATGTGCCTGGTCGTGATGAGAAGTGGAAGGCACAGACGATTGCGAACACCTCCGAAGAGCAGTTCAGGACGGAGTTTGAATGTGTTCATGGTGATTCTTTGGTCACAGTCAGGGACAAATACAGTCAGGAAGTATTTCACCTAAAGATATCTGATTTGTTTGAGTGGATGTGATAATTGAGTGTGAGTTTTTAGGATTATACATAATGGTATGAAAGATGCTAAATGTACAAGTCCCGTGTATCTGTATGTTTTACTACAAGACAAAGTAGTGAAGTATGTTGGTCTAACCAAAAACCCGCAGTCAAGAAAACAGAATCATAGAAAGAAAAAGCCTAGACATGAATTTGTGGTGATTCAAGAGTTTTTGGATGTAACAGAAGCAACAGAACATGAACGGAGGCTTATACAGGAATACGCTACATTAGAAAACGGTTGGAATAGAACTCCTGGTGGAGAGTATGAGGCTAATTCTGGATACGCTAGAAAGGGAATAGGAGGAGTTCCAAAAGGAACTATTCCTTGGAATAAAGGGATCACCGACTGTTTTGATAAGAGTTTGGTGGAAAGGTTCAAGCGAGACAGAAAAGGAGTAGTTTTTAGTTCCAAACTGTCTCCAACCAAAGTTGAAGAAATACGCTGCCGTTTTGAACAACACGAACCCATACAAGGTGTTGGAATGATTTCTAAAAATGGAAAGCCGTTTACACAAGAGAGAATGTTTTCCAAAAAGTATCACGAAGAGTATGGGATAACAGAAGCAAATCTATACAAGATAGTCAGGGGAAAATCGTGGGACATGAAGTGCATAAAACGAATATACGGTACGAAATCCTGACTCCCGATGGGTGGTTGCCCTTTGCTGGAATACAGAAAGTCGTAAAAGATCAGTGTGTGGAAGTGATTGCAGACGACTGTAAA